TAACTTATACAGGTAGAGATGCTGAGGACGCGCCATGGACGTCTATATTAGATGATGATGCTAAGATAGTGGCATCGCCATTTAGTAATCTAACTTTTAGAGTAGCAGGGACTGCTGAACTTGCTGGTTGGAATCACAGTGTAAGACAAGACAGAATCAAACCTTTAGTTGATTGGGTACATAACAATACATTTATAGATAGTGAAAATTATAAAAGATGGGCCTGTTTAAGACCTATGACTCCAGACATGTTACCTATAATTACTAAAGTAAAAGGATTGTGGATTAATAGCGGTGCTGGACATTTAGGCTGGACCATGGGAATGGCATTAGCAGAAAAGATTACAAATGGTATATTCAAAAGTTAAAAAAATTTTAGATAAAGAAATCAATAGACAAAACACTACGATTGAACTAATTGCTAGTGAAAACTTCGCTAGTCAAGCTGTAATGGATTTATGTGGCAGTGTTTTTACAAATAAGTACGCAGAAGGATACTCAGGTAAAAGATATTATAATGGTTGTAAATATATGGATGAGATTGAAGATCTTGCAACTGAGGCTGTAACTTCTTTATATGAATGTAAATTTGCAAACGTACAACCACACTCAGGTGTAAATGCAAACACAGCAGTATATCAAGCTCTTATGAAACCGGGTGATGTTATTATGGGAATGGATTTGGCAAGTGGTGGACACTTATCTCATGGCGCTCCTCCGACACTAAGTGGTAAAGTTTACAATTCGGTAACCTATGGCGTAGATGAAGATGGTTTGTTAAACTATGAAGAGATTCGTGCTCTGGCAAAAGTAAGTAGACCAAACGTAATTGTAGCAGGTGCAAGTGCATATCCTAGACAGATAGATTGGAAAGCGTTCAAAGATATTGCAGATGGTGTAGGAGCTTTCTTAGTAGCAGACATGGCGCACTATTCTGGATTGGTTGCTGGTAAAGTTTATGATTCACCTTTGCCTTATGCTGATGTTGTGACAAGCACTACTCATAAAACATTAAGAGGTCCACGTGGTGGAATGATATTGTGGAATAATCCAAATTATTCGAAAAAAATAAACAGTTCAATATTCCCTGGTACTCAAGGTGGACCTTTAATGAATATCATAGCAGCTAAAGCGCAGTGTTATTTAGAAGCTCTTGAGGATTCTTTTAAAGTTTATTCAAAAAACGTTATTGATAATGCTAAAGCCATGGCACAAACATTTGAAGAAAATGGATTACCAGTATTAACAGGCGGCACTGATAGCCATATCATATTAATTGATTTAAGCAAGAGTAAAATTAGCGGTAGAGAAGCTGCTGATAAATTAGAAGAAAATGGAATAACAGTTAACAAAAATGGTGTACCTAACGATCCACGTAATTTTATAGAAACAAGTGGTATAAGAATAGGCACAGCAGCAGAAACAACTAAAGGCCATGATAAAAAATGGTTTACAAATTTAGCAAAAAGGATTATAATAATATTAAATGGTTGAAATGGATATGTTAAATCAGTTTGTTCATCAACTCGCAATGTGTGAAATACTTTCTGCTTACGGAATGATTCAACCATCGCTTGCTTTTGAATGTACTGAGATAGAAAAATTTATTGAAGAATCTTACTTCGATAATAATTATCAAGCTTTTATAACATGGTGGGACGCTACTATAGTTCCACTAGTGAATGAACTACAAATAATGATAGAGAAACGCAATGAATCCCTTTGAATATGTAAATGCAGTTAACTCAACAAAAAAAGATATTATGATAGATGACGTAGCTGAAAAAGCGTACAATCCTTTTATGGTCAATCGGTCTTTATCTTACTTTGCAGACACTGTACTTGCAGCAAATGAAATGAACAGATATGCTCATACTGATAATCGCCTCCAATTCGATTTTCTTATAAATATAATTAGAAAGCGTAAAAGGTTTTCAAAATGGTTTAAACCTGAAACTATCAGTGACGTGGAAACAATCAAGGCTTATTATGGGTATAATAATGAAAAAGCCCGCCAAGTTTTAAACTTATTCACAGCTGATCAGTTAAATGAATTGAGAAACAAGGTGGCTAAAGGTGGAAGAAAATAACATTATAGAATGGGATTCTAGCAATATGCTAGAAGTAACATTGAACGAGCCAGATGATTTTTTAAAGATCAAAGAAACACTTACTCGAATAGGCGTAGCATCACGCAAAGATAACAAACTATATCAGTCCTGTCATATCTTGCATAAACAAGGTAGATATTTCATAGTACATTTTAAAGAATTATTTCTATTAGATGGTAAGAAGTCTAATTTAGAGGAAAATGATATAGCTCGTAGAAATACAATCGCCACGCTTATGAGTGATTGGGGTCTATTAACAGTAGATACTAATAAGAAGCTAGAACCTCTAGCTCCACTCAGGCAGATTAAGATAATTTCTTTCAAAGATAAAAACAAATGGCAACTTTGTCCAAAGTACAATATAGGAAACGGATCAAAGTAAAAAAAAATTTAACGTGAACCGTTTAAATTTGGAAAAAAGTAATTATATATATTATAGGATGCCGGATTGGCCGGGTCCGTTTTTAAACCTTGCTTAACAGGAGGATAATATGACTGGAAACTTTGTATTCCCAAGAAACGCTTTTTTAGGTTTTGATCACATTTTCGATGCATTGCAGGATATTCATACGCATGCAAACGATGGTTACCCACCACATAACGTTGTAAGAGAAGAAGACAATAAGTACATTATTGAAATGGCTGTTGCTGGCTTCAAGAAATCTGACATCGAGATTAAGGTGAAGGAACATATCCTAACTATCGAAGGAAATAGAGATAAACGAAGAGAAGCAGATGCTTACGTGCATAAAGGAATTAGCGCACGTAAATTTGCCAAGTCATTCAGACTGTCCGAATATACGGAAGTGACTGGTGCAGACATGACGGATGGAATCTTAACTGTCAAATTAGAAGTAATTCTACCGGAAGAGAAGCAGCCTCGTACAATTAACATCGACTAATTTAACGAGGAACTAATGACTACAATAGCAATACCAGCATTCGCATGTAAAGCATGTGAAGCTATTTCTTCTTTCTTTAAGAGGACACTAAAAAACTATCAGTTTGCCAGACAAATGGCTGCTAATAGAGAGATCGCGAGTCAAATGATTCATTTAGGTTTTAATCAGCAAAAAGAGTATGAGCAAATTTTGCAAAAAATGAATGATAAAACCATTGAAGAATACCATTCAAGGTACTAATATGTGGCCTTACACTCAAGAAGAAAATGACTTTTTGTCAAAATAAATCCCAATAGGCGTAGGCGTCAGTCTACGCCTTTTCCATTATAAATAGATATTTAAGGAGTAAAATAATGGATATTGATAAGCTAAGAGAAGAGCTGACTGTAGACGAAGGTTGTAAATACGAAATCTATAAAGACCATCTAGGCTATCCAACTTTTGGTATTGGCCACCTTGTAACTGAGGCTGATCCAGAGAAAGGAATGGAAATTGGTACTCCAGTTTCTGAAGAAAGAGTCATAGAAGTCTTTGAAAGAGATATTGAAATTACTTTAGCCGAATGTCAAAAACTTTACGATGATTGGACAGATTTACCAGAAGAAGTCCAGCTAATTGTAGCCAACATGATGTTTAACATGGGCCTACCTAGACTTTCTAAGTTTAAAGGTATGAAGGCTGGTGTTGATGCTAAAGACTGGAATAAAGCTGCTGACGAAATGGTTGATTCCAGATGGTATAAACAAGTAACCAATCGAGCAGATAGATTAGTTGAGAGGATGAGAGCCCTTGCCTAACGACGATTTCTTTGATTTTGGTTTTACCGCAGTTACTGAAGATGAACTTGAAGTTGTAACAAAAAAGACTACTGAAGTTGCTTCTGCTAAAGAAGCCGCTGAGACTACACAAGATAGACTAGATAGACTTTTTAATGCTATAACACCTTTACTTACTAACTTAAAAGCTAACCCAGAGAAAGAGTATATTCTTTGGCCTAACCGTTTAGAAAAGGTAGAGCAATTCGAGGACCATATACAAAAAATTTACCGAGGGTGATTTTTTTGTTTACTTTTCCGTCGAATATGTTATAATATAAACAATGGTAAAGTTTAAACAATTTTTAGAAGAACAATCAGGAAAAGGTTTAACTATCTTTGACATTGATGAAACCATGTTTAAGACTTCTGCTAAGGTTGAAGTTAAAAAGAACGGTAAGACTATAAAGAAACTCGACAATCAGCAATTTAATAACTACAA